GAGGAGGAGTATGACGAAGAGGCATCGTTTGTAGATGCCGCACTAGCACACCAAAAGAACTCCGACTTAGAAGAGGTTAGATCTGATGCGGAAAAGAAGGAGCAGTTAAGAATACAAGCAGAAGAGTTTGATGCTTTCCTAGATGGGGAGGAACAAAAGAGAGTAGACGCAAGGATAGTAGCAGATGATAAAGAATTATCAGACGCTAAGATGTTAAATGATAGTAAAAGAAAACTTGCGAGTGCAGCATTTGGGGCTATCCAAGACCTTGCGGTTATGTTTGGAGAGGGTGACGAGAAGAGAGCGAAGAAAGCCTTTGAACTTAACAAGGCATTAAGTGCAGGACAGGCTTTAATAAGTACTTTCCAAAGTGTAAATACCATTCTATCTGATAAGACTATGCCTACAGCTGCCAAGCCGTTTCTTATTGCTGCCTCTGTAGCAACAGGATTACTAAACGTAGCGAAGATTAAGAGAACAAAGTTCACAGGCGGAGGTGGCGATGGACCTCCCCCAGGACCTCCTTCTTTAGGTGGTGGTTCAGGTGGGAGTAACGTACCTCAATTAAACACTGACGCACTACAGACAGGAACACAGAATAGTATTAGAGCATACGTAGTGAACAAAGATGTCACAACAGCAACAGCCCAAGAGCAACAAATAGAACAACAAGCAAACCTTGTATTATGAGAATAGTTGAGTTATTAATAAACGAAGAGGCAGAGATATTTGGGATGGATAAAGTTTCCCTTGTAGAATATCCTGCTATAGAATCAGATTTCGTAGCCCTATCTTCTCAGAAGGTAGAGTTTAAAACAATAGATACAGAGAAGCGAATAGTAATGGGTCCTGCTTTAATTCCTAACAAGCCTATTGTAAGAGTAGACGAAGAAGGTAAAGAGTATTTTGTATATTTCTCCAACGCAACAGTACGAAGAGGTGCTGAGTTGTTCTTTAAAGGCGGGCATCAAGGGAGTGTAAACCTAGAACATGATAAAGAAGTAGAGGGTATTTATTTCTTCGAGTCTTGGATAGTAGAAGGAGAGCAAGATAAGTCTAGAATGTACGGACTAGAAGCACCTATTGGCTCTTGGTTACTAACGGCTAAGATTGAGAACGAGGGTGTATGGAATGAGTACGTAAAGACTGGTAAGGTAAAAGGCTTTTCTATAGAGGGTTACTTCTTAGACAAAATGAAGATGAGTATAACAGAAGAACTGGAGGCACTGCTATGCAAGAAACACTAGTATTAATACTCTCCTCTGGGCTTACTTTATTTTTGGTTAAACAGGTTGTATTGTCGTATAAGGAATGGAGGAAGGAGAGGAAGACTAAGTTTAACACAGTGCTTCCAAAGGTGTCAGAGATATACGAAGAGATGAACCACTTGAGACACACTACTAAAGCGGGTAGGGTTATCATTTTAAAGGCTCATAACGGAGGAGGTAGACCAAAGGTAGGTACACAGTTGTTTAGTTCAGCAGTCTATGAGGTATGGGGTGACTTATCTTCTATCAAAGCACACTGGCAGAACCAAGAACTAGACGAAGACTATACTAGGATGCTAGTAGACTTAGATAGGAATGGAAAGGTAGAGAGTGATACAGCAAACATGAAGGACGGGGTGTTAAAAAGGATGTACTTCACCAATCACATCTTGCACTCTGTCACTGTCAAAATAGCCCAAGACGAAAAAAGTCTATACTATTTAAGTATAAACTTTCACGAACCTACAAACTTATTAGAGCCATCAATACAAGAGGCTATAAGAGCATCAGTTAATAGGTTGAAGCAGTTGTGGGGTTAATCATTCATTACCTCCATTAAAGAGGTTTAGTGAATGGTTTATTGTTCATTGGCTAATTCACCCCAGAATATCCATTGCTGAACAAGTGTGTAATAAGTTCTTTTCACTACTTTTAATTCAACATCACCGCTATCGGTTTCAATAGAACAATAATCACCTACACGTAACTCACACTCTATTTGTGTTTCGTCTTCGTTAATACCTTTATGTTTTATAAAGTATTTCATCTTGTTTTGTTTCCCACAAACCTACAACTTTTTATTGAATTGCACAAACACCCCTTCTAAATCGTCTACTTAGAAAGATTCAAGTAATGATTAATTTGAAAAGTATTAAAGACCTTTTGACCAAGCATGGCGTAGACCCTAAATCGCTACTTGAAGAGGCAACCAAATTAGCCGAGGCTAAACTAGCGACAGGCGAAACTATCCAGACAGAAGGTGAATGGGCTGTAGGCTCTGCCGCTATGCTCGTAACTGAAGATGGTACTATGCCTCTACCAAAAGGTGAAGATTACGTGCTAGAAGATGGTACAGCATTCGAGGTAGACGAAGAGGGTATTATCTTAGTATGGAAACCAGCTGAAGCAGAAGCGGAAGAAGAGATGAACTCTGTTCTTACTGAAGAGAAAGTTGCAGAGATGATTAAGTCAGCTGTATCTGCTATGACTGATGAGTTCAAAAAGGCTCAATCAGAAGATAAGGAGACTGCAACAGAGAAGAAACTAAACGCTTTGAGCAAAGACATGGAGACATTGCTTGCTAAGCCTACGGAGTTCTCTTCTAAGAAGCCCGTCAAGACTGTCACTCAAAAGGAATTTAAGAACATGAGTCCACAAGAGAGAGTGTACCATGTGTTCAATTCAAAAAAGAAATAAACCCTCCCGTTAAAGGGAATTAAATAGACACAAAATGTCAGATATTACAATTACTAGTTCAACTTACGCGGGGGAGAACGCCTTAGAATACATTTCCGCAGCACTTACCACAGCCGATTCACTTGCGAATGGTTATGTGACTATCATGGAGAACGTAAAATTTAAGCAAGTGCTTAACGTGTTTTCAAATGATGGTGCATTGATTCAGGATTTCGGATGTGACTGGGTAACAGCAGGACAGTTAACACTTGCTGAGCGAGTTCTTACCGTTACTGAGTTAATGGTTAACCTAGAGTTCTGTAAAGAGCAGTTCCGTTCTTCATGGCAAGCACTACAGACAGGAAGAGGTTTCATCAACGATGAGTTACCTTCCTCTATTGAGTCTTTCATCTTGCTTTATGTAGCTGGAATCATTCAAGAGGCTATCGAGTATAACCTATGGCAAGGTAACTATGATGCTTCTGGAACTACATACCCTTATGAAGATTTTAACGGTGTATGTCAAATCCTAGAGGCAGATGCTGGAACTATCGACGTTGACCTAATGGCAATCGATGGTACTACACCAGCCACAGCTTTCACATCAGGCGCACAGGTTGTAACAAACCTAAACCTTGTGATGAATGCGATGACTACACCAATCAGAAACAAAGACCGTTTCCGTTTCTTCGTATCTCGTAAGACTCAAGACTTCTACCTTCAGCGTTTGTCTGAACTAGGAACTGATTATAAGTACTTCTCAAACGATGGTTCTAGTAAGTTCCTTTACAACGGTTACGAAGTAGTAGCCCCTGCTGGTTTCCCAGATGACACGATTCTTTATGCAGAGTCTGCTAACTTGTTCTTTGGAACAGACGTAGTAGGTGACTTCAACCAAGCGGTTGTAATTGACCGCACACAGATTGACGGCTCAGACAACGTTCGTGTTGCTTTCCGATTTACTGGTGGAGTTCAAGTAGGTGTTACTGCTAACTGTATCATGTGCTTCCCAGACGCAGCGGTATAATTAACTGATTAATAAAAAGGAGGTAAGGGGCTTCGGCTTCTTACTTCCTACTTAATACAACAACGATATGGCTTGTGATTATAGTACAGGGGTTGGGTTAGGTTGCAAAGATGTTATTGGAGGAATTAAATCTCTGTATTTTTTTACAGATGGAACTTCACCTTATACCCTTACAGCCGCAGACGTAACCTTTACAGCATCAACTACCCAAGAGATTGAGGACATTGATACAGCTGTTACAGTTTATAAGTGGGATTTACCACGTAATACGGCAACCTTTTCAGAGGCTCTTGAGAGTTCAGATGAGAATGGTAGCCTAATGTACGCACCTACTCTAGTTATTACCTTGCATGGTTTGCAGTATGAGATACAAGACCTCTTGCACACAGTAGCAAAGAACTACCAGAGCGTAGGTGTTTTGACGAACAGAGGTAATGTATTCATTGCAGGCTTCGAGAGAGGACTAGGGGCAAGTGCAGGAGATACAGCAATAGGAGCAGGTTTAGGTGACGGTCAGAACATGACTCTTACTTTATCTTCTCAATGTGCTACACCTGTTAAGATGCTTCCAACTCCAACAGCAGGAGCAAGTGGATACCCTTTTGACGGACTGGCAACAGTAGCAAACGTAACAATTAGCGCAACGCAGATTACTCCAGCGTAGTGAGTTTACATATTTCTAACATGAAAGGGGTGGGGTTATTCCTACCCCTTTTTTCTTTCTTCTATGATGGTGTAAATAGCGTAACCGCTACCGAAAACAATACATAATAAAATAAACACTGGAAGAAAGTAGTAATATTTACCTGACAAATACGCTACCGTCGTTAGTAATGACATAAAAGCACAACCATAAAGAGCAATAGAAATAAACTTTTTCATGTGTTTCGTTTAATGCGAAGATATAAAAATTATGATACACCTACAACCAAACACTGCCAACAACGTTGTATATTTGACCCTATACGAAAAGAAAAAGGATTTTGCAACCTTTACTAATTATTTATTTAAGTTGGTACACCAGACTTCTTTTAAAGAATACTTTTTTGTTGCGACGGTCAATGTAGACAATGAGCGTTATACTAAGATTACTGTCTCCACAGATGGAGCAGACACCAATAACCTACTGATGGAGGAGAACGGATATATGTATTACTACGTATACGGTCAAAACTCAGAGACTAACTTAGACCCACTCAACGCCGACGTAATAGGAGAGATTGAAGTAGGGGTTGTTTCTGTTCCTTCTGGAGATACTTACTTTACACCTAACACAGCAGTAATAAACGATACCGTATACTATGGATAAGACACTAGATAAATTCTCCTTCGCCTCTTATACGGAAAAGGACAACTCAGAAAGGATAGACCGTAAAGGCTTTGTATCATACGGTAAGGACAATGATTTCCCACAGTATTTGGAGAATCTTTACATGACCTCTCCTACTCATCATGCTCTAGTTGATTCTATTGCTTACATGATAGCAGGAAAAGACATAGAGGTAGATGGTTTGCAGGCTAAGTTAGCAGTTGCTAAGTTCCGTCTAAACGATTTGAAAGGCTACCTATCCTTTGATTTAAAACTACATGGTGCTTATGCTATTGAGGTTATTAAAGATAAGAAAGGAGATGTCAGTTCTTTTGAGCATTTACCAATGTGTAATCTCAGACCTTCTGAGGTAGATGATGAGGGTGTAGTGAATCATTGGTACTACTGCGAGGACTGGACGGATAGAAAGTTGTTAACCTTCGCTCTTGAGAATCCAATAGAGGCATTAGATGAGAGTTTAAAGCAGACTAAATGTATCATTGTTGTAAAGACACCTACTCCAAACGGTAACTACTTCAGTAAGCCTGACTATATCGGAGCAAGGAACTACATAGAACTAGAAAAAGAGATTTCCACCTTCCACGTTAACAATATTAAGAACGGTTTATTCCCTTCTGCTTTCCTTATCTGGAAGAATGGTATACCAACTGAGGAAGAACGTAGAAGACACAGTTCTGATATGGAACGTGATTTATCAGGTGCTCAAAACGCTGGTAAGATTGTGAACCTTTACGCTTCAGATAGTGAATCTGCCCCAGAGATTGTAGCATTTGAATCTAATGATGCAGACAACACCTACCAATTCCTATCTAACGAGACTACAAATAAGATAATGATTGGTCACAGGGTAACAACCCCTTCTTTGTTTGGTGTAAAGACTGCTGGGCAACTTGGTAACGTACAAGAGATGGAGACTGGTAGCGTTATCTTTGAATCTAATGTGATTGAACCCTTTAGAGAATTGGTTCAAGACGGCTTAGAGTTATGTTTAAGGCTAGAAGGAATCACAGACGAGGTAGACATCCCTTCTAATAACAAGTTAATGCCAGAGGAGACCGCAAACGTAGAGCAATCCTTCACAGGTGGTCAAATCTCTAGTGCTGTAGACATCATCGCTAAGGTTGGACTAGGAGAATTAACAGTTACCCAAGCAAAACAACTCCTTATATCAATGCTTTCCTTTACTGAAGACAGTGCTAACGCTTTGTTTGAAAATAAAGAAGAGTTATCTAAGCATCAAACTGAACTAGAAACGTTCTTAGAGTCTATTAATGATGACTTGGATGGCTATGTAGAGGTAGATGATGAAGACGCAAGCGAGGAAACGGAGGATTTCAACTTTGAGGATGCGTTAAATGAAGAGGCTTTGAAGTTTGCAAGCACAGGAACAGCAAGACCTAACGCAAATAGCGACCAAGACATAACTAAAGACGGTGTTAAGTACAAAGTAAGGTACTATTATGCTGGTTCTGAAGCACCAGAAAGAGAGTTTTGTAAGAAAATGAAGGGTGCTAACAAGCTATATCGCAAAGAGGACATACTTCAGATGGGTACTAAGTCAGTTAATAAAGGATGGGGTCCAAAAGGTGCAGCAACCTACTCAATTTGGCTTTATAAAGGTGGTGGTAATTGCTACCATAAATGGTTTAGAAAGATATTTGTAGCTGAAGGAGTGAATGTAGATGTTAACAGTCCTAATGCTACGGTTATTTCTACCACTAAAGCACGTTCTAAGGGGGTAAAACCAGAGGCAAACGATACTAAGGTGTCAGTAGCCCCTATTGATATGCCAAAGCAAGGATTCCTTTCTTCCATAAGAGAGTATTTTAGAAACAACTTAAAGAAAAAACAATGGTAATTCTAGCCGATTCTGATTACATAAAAGCCTACACCTATTTGAATGGAAGTATTGGAGATGACTATTTACGTGTGGCAATGCTTAGTTCTCAAGACAAATGGATTTCGCCATACTTGGGGGATAGTCTTTATGAATATCTTAAAACACAGATTCAAGCGGGAACGGTAAGCG